TCAGTTGCCTTTGCCGATCTGCTTAATAACCTGATCCGCGCCGGTCGCAGCCAGGCCGGAAACAATGCCCACAGCCAGGGCGGTCAGGGGATCGGCGGCCGGGAAGTCCGGCACGTTGATGTACATGGCGGCCAGGCCCAGCAGGCCGCCAAGGGCGCCGCAGATGGACGGCAGCCATTTGTTAGCAAGCGGCGTTTGTTTGACCGCTGTTGCCGCCAGGTAGCAGATAACCGTAATCGCCGCCACCCCTGCCATACCAAAAGATGCAAAATCCATGAGTTTTTCCTCCTATGTATTCGTGTTCAAGCGGTTTTGTTCTCGAGATCGGTGATGCGGTGGTTTGCAACCTTGATTTGTTCTTCCAGCACCGGTACACGTTGGGCAAAATTATTGTGGGCACGGACTTCACGGGTCAGCTCTTCAATTTTTGTATCGGTCACGGCTTGCGCGGTGGCCATCCTCTGCTCTGTGCGCCGCTGCCCGGCAAGATTGGTAATAATAACGCCGATAAGGCTCAACCCGCCAGTAATCAGCGCAACAACAATAGCATCCACCAAATCACTCCTCCACATACTCGGCCTTGTACAGCCCTGCATCAATCAGCTGCAGCTCTGCGCACTTGCGCATGATGTACCAGGCGTCGCCGCTGGATACCGGCCCAACGTCCAGCATCCACTGGTTGCCACCCACGCAGGTTTCGCGGTAGAGACCGGCTGCAATCAGCCCCAGCCCCTCACACAGGGCGCGGATGGTTGCGCGGTCGCCGCTGGAGATACGGCCAATAGTAATCCGCTGCTTGTCCAGCTTGTTGGGGGTGGTGTCCTCCGGGGTGGGCACGGTGTGGCCCTGCAGGCCCGCCTGGATCATCAGCTGCTCATAGTCCTTGTAGACCCGGTTGCAGTCCAGGCTGGTGCCGTAGCCGGGAATGCCCAGCGCATTGCGGCTGCTGTACTGCCACATGCCGTAGGGCAGGGGACAGGTGCACTTGCTGCTGTACTGCGCTACCCAAATATCATATTTGGACAGGAACTTGTGGTCCAACCGATTGCGGATAAAATTGCAGCTAGCATACAGGATGCCGTAATACCCTGCGGCCTCAATCTCCGACAAAAAGGCCTGTACAAGTGCCGTGCGCTGCGCGTTGGTCAGGCGCAGGATGCACGGCTCGTACTCGATATCATACGCCACCGGCAGGCACAGGTGCTTGCCCTTAATCGCGGCCAGGCAGCAGCGGGCCTCCTGGCGTGCCTCCGCCGGGGTGCTGGCATAGCTGTACCAGTACACGCCGTACTGGATGCCCAGGCGGGTGCACTCAGCGGCGTTGCGCTCAAACTGGGGGTCAACCTGACTGCTGTAACGGCCATACCCGGCGCGCAGCATGGCGTGGCGGATGCCCTTGTCATACGCCGCCTGCCAATCAAATTTGCCTTGGTGTTTGCTTACGTCAATAGCATAATTCATGTATTCCACTTCCTTTGCGTGTCGTACGCTGCTGTAACTGCCCAGCTTGACCGCACTGCTGGCCGTGCTAAAATCGTTGTCCAGCCAGTTCAGCGGGTTGGCGCGCTGACCTTTCCAGCGCACTTCAAAATGCAGGTGTGCGCCGTAACAGTTGCCGGTATCGCCGCTGTAGCCGATCAGCTGGCCTTCCCGCACTTGCTGCCCCTGAGTCACGCAGAGCTTGCTCAGGTGGGCATACAGAGTTTCGAGTGTGCCATACTTGTAGGTCGTGTGGCGCAGCTTGACCATGTTGCCATAGCTGTTGATGTCCCCCTGGGTGCGCTTGCCGTTCCAGCGGTAGGCCGTCTCCACTGTGCCGCCCTCTGCGGCGTATACCGGCGTGCCCACCGCCGCGCGGAAATCCAGCGCCCGGTGCAGGCTGCCGTCATTGTAGAGCCAGCCTGCGGTGATAATGTGTTGGGCCAGGGGCCAATGCAGCAGGGCTTCTTCATTCTTCAGCCGCATTTTTATCCTCCTTATTTTGTCCTCTTCCACATATAAACCGCCAGATAGGGCGGCATGTTGTTGTGAGCTTTCCCGGAACCGCCGGAGGCGACTGTTACGGTTTTGGATTCCCAGTTCGGAATACCCCAGCCTCCTGATTGCGTTTGAACATACGCATCCGCAGAGCTTCCGGTTTTGGAGCGTATTACGTTGCTTCCGTTGGTTACAGACAACGAATAATTCGGTAGCTCGCTTTGTGTAAGCGTATGGGCGGATTCACCCCCAGTAGCACCTGCGGGAAAACTACCAGAAGCACCAAGCAAAAAGCGTTCAGAAATTCTTTCCCAGGTACCGCCAAATAAAGACTCTGGGCTTGTATTGCTTACGGTCATGTAAATACTGCCAATCGGCCAGGCTGCAAGTTTTGCTTCCGCGATGGCCGCCTTCACCGCCGCCGGCGTTGCCGCAACACCACCATTGGTCGAACTTGTTGAACTGGTCGAATCACTCAATTTCACACCGCCCAAAGTCGAAGCATTACCTGTCGGCAGTGTGTACTTAGTATCTGTTGTCGGCGGTGTGTATCCCAAAGCACTTGTTACATTCGCTTTTGTCAAACTAATCGTGCCGGAATTCTCCGTAATGTTACTCCCGATTTTTACACCACCCAAAGTCCAAGCACTCGCGGTTGGCAGTGTGTACTTGGTATCAGTCATAGGTGGCGTATAACCCAGTGCATTTGTCACGTTAGTCTTACTAATGCTGATCGTGCCGCTGTTCACTGTAATATTGCTGCCAATCTTTACGCCACCCAGGGTTGAACTGGTAGCGGCAGGCAGCGTATGGGTACCGGAGGAGGCCGGTGTCATATAGATCTGGTTGCTGTTCAGCGTTCCTTCACTCTTAGCATTATCATACTGGGCTTGCGTCAGGTAGTTGATCACCAGGCTGTCCAGCTTTGTATCAGTGGCCATAATCATATACCTCTCGTTACAATCGCGCTGATTGCGGATAGTCCACTCGGCAGCCCAGTCAGTTTTCCGTTGCTGATGCTTAGGCTCAGATTGGTGCTGCTTGGCCCACCGTACATGGCGCTCTTGTGGTATTTGTCGCCCTCAAACGCGATCAGGCTCGTAACCTGCCCGCCCCAGCCGCCGGAACTGGTCATGGTACCGTAGCCCCAAAGCTTGATTGTCCCGTCAGTGCGCCTAAAACTAACGCTGGGGTTGGTGTCCGTGACGGCATAAGCCTCCACATTGTTATTGCCACTGCCGCCGGAACTCCCGCCGGCGGCATAAGTTCCTGTCACACCAAAAATGTTCACACCGCTCTTAATGTTCCCGGCCACCAGGTTTGCATCGCCCTTGATTGTCTGTGTCCCGCTCAGGTATTGCCCAGATGCAATGCTCTGATCGGTTGTCTTCGGGGTGTAAGTTGCTGCGCTTTTTTTGGTCACATCACTGCCAATATAAGTGCTCGATATCGCATTCACGGTCACTTTGCTCAGTCCGTCATATCCGCTGTCCGGGCTTACCGTCTGGGTGCTTTCACTGGGACTGACTGTTTTGCTCTGCAATTTTACGTCGCTGGAACCACCACTCACAAAGCCGCCCTGCATGTCAACGGCATTGCTGCCTAAATACACACCCATGCAGCTGTCACCACCTTCTGAGCGTAACGTTTGTCGCGCCAACGCTGGCTGCCGTTATGTCAATGGTTTTTGCGCTGCTGCCGTCCCATGCGCCCTGACTGGTTCCGTTCAGTTTGATGGTCAGGCTGTTATTTAGTTTTTCGGCGCTCGTTGCGGAGCCGCCTGCGTTGCTGGAACCGGCATAGTTTGTGGTTCCGGTGACTTTGGCCCCTGTGGCACTGTGGGCAATTACCCCTTTCGGCAGGTCGGCAGCCCGCACCGTATCGCCGGTCAGGTCGAGGACAACGGCATCATTGATAACAACCTTGTTTACGGCCATGCTCAGCCTCCGATCGTCAACGTCTGGCCGCCAGCCGCATTATCAACGTATGTGGCCGGGATCGCCTGCACAGTAACTTGAGACAGGCAGTTATACGCTTTGTCGGGCAGCACAACCTGCTGCTCAAAGGTCGGCGTAACGCTCTTGGCCTGCGGCTTCATACCTTCGCTTCCGCTCATAGAGCCTTTCACGCCCAGGACCGTAACGCCCTCGCGGATATTTGTGGGCACCAGCTTGGCCTGTTCGGTCGCTGCGATGGTCACCCCGCCTGCGCCATCGTGGAAGCCCATGGGGATGGTGTACTTACCAGAAACGGTGCTGATTTCACCGTTGACTTCGCCGTTGTTGGGCATCGTGCCAGTCATTTTGGCGCCACGCGCGTAGAATGTTTTCCCGTTCAAAACCTCCGCCACAGCTGCGGTGGCATCGCTGGTATCCGCGTCTTTCGTGCTGGTACCGGTAATGGGGGCGCCGGACTTGTCGTGCGCCGTGATACCTTTGGCCAGCTTGTCCGGGGTTACAGTGTCTGCGGTAAGGTCCAGCTTAGTCTCCTTGCCAATAACCACCTTGTTTACGTATTTATTGGGCATTGTAGTACTCCTCTCCTATAATCAGTGTGTAACCGTTGGAATCGTTGGATACCTCGTACTGAGGTATCTTTTTGATTGTTAGGTTCTGCTGCATTAGTCGCTTTGCGGTGGGCAAAACCTGCGCCGAGAACAACGGCGTGATGTCATACGGCCCGCTGTACTCCGGCGCACCCACCACTGTGGTGCCGGTCACGTCCACCCGCACGGATGCCGCCCCGGCAATGCGCACTGATACGGCGCTCTGTTGGGCCACTCGCACCTGGATCATGCACCATCAACCTCCTGGAATAAGGTCGGGCTCATTTTGAGCGTCAAAATCTCCGTCTGCGGCTGGTCAGTGCTGTCCCGCAACGTGATGCGGGTGTCCATGTACAATGCTTCGCCGCCCAGGAATTTGTACGTTTCTTCCCGCGTCCAGGGGATAAGGATGATGTTCTGTCCTTCCTGCCGGGTGCAGTCATCCGGCCAGACGTTGGATTTAATGGCCGGGAAGCCTTTGCAGCTCTTCTGCTTGAACACAAATTCGATCCGGCTCACATCATCCAGATCCATCCCGATTTCCACGGGCAGCACGAATTGCGTTCCCTGTTTCATTCGTTTTTCTCCTGGCTCGGCTGGTTCTCCGCTGCCATTTCCTCTGCAGCCATATTTTCACGTACAGCAGACAGCACGCTCTCTAAAATCAGCTCAGATACCGCGTACGGGATCTTGGCATCATTCAGGGCAGCAATAATCTTGCGTCTGCACTCTTTGATGCGTTTTGTATCGGTCGTAGTCTGCACCCCCTTATGTGTCACAGCCGCGCATTTACAGCGTCTTTCAAGGTTTTGATAGCGGCCAGAAGATCCTCATCCAGAGCCACGAAGGAGGCCCTGTTGTTCTGGCTGGTGATGTTGCCGTTGTCGTCCAGTTCCATGTATGTGTAGCTCACGCGTTCGCCTTCGGCGGTCGTAACGACCGCCACGCCAGATAATTTCTTCATGTTAATCTCTCCGATTCATCCAAAAGAATGTCTGCGGTTTCGTCCGCTCCGGTATCTATTTCCAACAATTCGGTTGCGACATCGGTGCCGGCCTCCTGCGCACGGGCGGCAGTGCTGGCGGCCAGCTCAATGCCCGCCGGGGTACCAGCGGGATAGCTGCTGTCACTGCGATCGGCATAGCTGCCCTCATAGCCGCGCTGGGCGGCCATGCAGAGCCATGCAAATTGCTGACCTGGTGCGCCGTGTATAATGGCATACTGGCCGCAGTTTTCGGCCCACAGGTGGCCGGTTCCATCGCAATCCGTCAGCAGCCAGGCGGGCTGCCCGTGCTGGGCGATGGTCTCCGCATAGCGCGGGTCAAGGGCAATCAGGCACCAGCCTTCGGGACCGCACTGGCCCTTGCCCCAGTCCGCAAAGGTTGGCACCGGCGTCTCAAAGGCGGCCATTTTCAGCGCGCCGAAGCTGGTAGGCACCACGCGGGATTTGCTGCCCCAAACGTCCAGATTGTGTACATTCAGCTTGCCGGAGACACCCACCCGGGTCGTGTTAAAATCGGCATCGCTGTCATCGCTGCGGTTGTAGGTGATCTGCATTCCAATGTAAGATGTGGGGTCGAGTCCGTTGACCCAGCCGTACTTGGCGTACTTGCTGCACGCGCCGATGTAGCTGCTGCCCGCCTCTGAGTACAGCACGCCGGTTAATCCAATCGACCCGGTGTTGATGGTGGCATACCATGCGATGTGCCGGTTGTCCAAAAATACGCGCTCACCGGCCTCGGTGCCCATACGTATCCAGGCGTTGTCCAGGTCGTACACGGTGGTGTAGTTGAGGTTATGCAGCTGCCCGGTCGTGATGTTGCCGCCGTTGATGATTGTCTTGTCCTGGTTCCAGGTACTCAAATCCGAGAATGTCACCACGCCGGATAGGTTGATCTGTGCGCTGGTGATCTCTGTTCCGCCTGCCGTCAGCTTGATGGTACTGCTGGTTCCGCTTGTGCTGGCCGTCAGTTTAATTTCGCTCACCGTCTGCTTGATCTCGGTCTTGGTTTCGGCGGTAGTCAGATAGTCGCCGGTGCTGGCCGTCCACGCGGTCGGGGCATTGCCCATCTGCACCATGGGGTGCATGATGGTCAGATCGTTGGTAACGGTGGCGTTGTCGTTGGCTGTGCTTACAAACAGGCCGTCCGCATATCCGTCCGCGGTCGCCGTGAACGCCGCCCAGCGCAGCTTCCAGCCGTTGTCCAGCTCAATGTCCTGCTTCGCATCTTTGAATGCATTGCCGTAATAACTTTTTGTGCCGCTGGAAGATTTTGTTTCAAATTGCAGGAACAGACTGTCTGTGCCTGAATTGAGCTTGTACAGCACGGATGCGCAATAGGTCATGCCCTTGGCAATCACCAGCGTTTTGTCCGCGCCAAAGTGAAAGCGGGTGTTCTGCGCCCTATTGGTCACCCGGACGGATTCACCGCTGATCGTGTATGTCCCTTTTTTGCTCAGATCATTGCCGCCTGCATCCAGGGTCGCATTGTTCCAGTCGTCGGTGCCCACAATAATATTGTTGCCGCCGGTGATCCGCTGCGTTACCGTCTGGGTAATGCTGTCGGCTTTCTGGTCAATCGCGGATACTGATTCTTTAACGGTTTTGAATTCCCGCTTTGTGCTGTCCAGGTCGTTTGAAATGGTTGTGGTGGTCTCTTCCAGACTGCTGACTTTGGTGCTGATGCTATCCGCCTTTTGGCTGATGTTGGAGACATCTTCTTTCAGGCTGTTCACCGTTGCTGTGGTGGCATAATCCTGCAATTTGCTGTCAACGGCATCATTGGCAGCGCTGGTGGCGGTATCCTTCACGTTGGCCGTTACCGTTTCGGTCACTGACTTGGTGACCTCGGTTTTGATCTCGTCAGCGGTCTGCGAAAATAAGCTTTTGGCGCTTTCCTGCGTCAGGTAGTCGCCGCTGCTGGCGTTCCAGGCGGTCGGCGCGTTGCCGTATTGCAGCATGGGGTGCAGCAGCGAAAACTTGTTGGTGTAGTTGCCGGTACCAGCGTGGGTGGTACCACTGCCCATATCCACCAGCTTTAAGGTGGCGTTGTCCGGCGGCGTCCACAGGCCATACCGCAGTACCCAGCCGTCCGTCTGCTCAATCTCCAGCTGATCAGTTGGCTTAATGGTTGCCCAGCTCTGGCTGGTGGAATACCCCGCCGTGTAAGCGATTTCCATACAGAACTCATCCGCACCAGAAACGGGTTTGTACATAACAGACAGGCACAATGTCACGCCTTTTGCCACATACGCACCCACCGTTGTCCAGCGAAAATATCGGTTGGAGTTGGTGTTGGCCATGGTCGCCCCGCCGGTTAGTTCATAGGTAATAGAACTGCCGTCGCCGGTATTGCCTTTCAGTTCAGCGTTTTTGAAGCTCTCACTGCCCAGGATTAGGTTCCCGCCGCCGGTGATTTTGGTGTCTTTTTTCACCTCCGCCGAAAGCCCGTCCACCGTTGCTTTCAGGTCGGTGTACTTGCCGGTCAGGTCGCTGGCCTTTACTTCCAGGCCATCCACGCTGGTCTTGATCTCCAGCATCTTGCCGGTCAGGTTCTTGTAGCTCTGGCTGTTCACGGCGCTGGAACTTTCCCGGCTGGCGCTGCCCACGCTCTCAAAGCTGGCTTTGCCGGATGAGATTGTGGCGCTCATCAGGTAGGTGTCGAATTCCCGCCCGCGTGCGTCCTTAACGTGCACGATCTGCCCGCAGGCAAGGCCGAAACTGCTGGGCACCGATACTTTGCAGGGGGTGTAGGTCACGTTTTTCAGCACGTTGTACAGGTTTTGGACAACGCTTTTCAGGTTGGCTTCGGTGCCGGTTGTCAGCAGCAGGTTGCCCTGCACTGCATAGGTGTTGGTGGCGGTGGTGCTGTCGGGGTAGATGACCCCCACGTCACTGTCCGACTGCCGGATCTGGACCTTCTCAATGGCCTTGACCGTGTAGTCCTCGTAGCTCAGGCTGTCAGCATAATAGGCGGTGCTGTTGCTGGCACCGTCCGGGGTGATTTTAGCAGTGCTGCGCTTGTCTGTGTAGGTCAAGAATTGCAGCTTGCCGTCTGCGTTCATGTGGGCGTAGCAGCCTGCCGCTTCCGCCGCCCAGGAGATAATCTGTCGGCAGGTTAAATCATCCGCATAGAATGCCTGCACGCTGTAGCTGCCATTGATGGGCAGGCTGCTGCTGGCCAGCGTAACCCCCGCCCGCTGGCAGGCCAGCTGAACCAGCTGCCAGATAGTTTTGGGGAACTGTGCCTGATTGGCGTGCAGCCAGCCGGAAAAGTCTGCATCCAGCTTGGACATGGTGTCATAGGCCGTGACCTTGTAGCTGTTGCGCTTGGTGCGGGTGGGCTTTTCAGCATAGAAAACGCCCACCTTGGTGCGGTTCCCGGCATCGTCCTGCCGGTAGTAGGTCAGGGCGTCCCCGGCAGTAATTTGCAGGCTGCCGCCCGGGTCCGCCCAGATTTCGGCTTCGATGTAGTCCGAAAACGCAGAGCCGATGGTGAACTCCTGCCCGGCGTTCACCGCAGTGTGCAGGGTAAGAGCTTTAAGGGTGCTGCCAGCCTCTCCGCCTTTCAGCTCAGTGCCGTTTGGCAGCCGCAAAACGGAATAGTACATACTTCACCTCCGGTCAGCATTCGATAATGTTAAACTTCAAATTCTTCCACTGTTTCGTCTTGGCGTTGTGCCAGGCGATGCCGTATTTGCTGCAGTAGCAGGTGGTGGTTTCGGTCTCGGTGGAAGATCCGGCCTTGGGATGGGTGAACTGAAACGTTGCCTTGCCTGCAAACAGCCCGATGGTGTACTTGTATTCGTCGTCAGTCAGGCAACTGTAGGCGATGGGCCAGGTGGCAACCTTTTCCCGCACCACTTCGCGGTGCATGTACCCAGCTTCGTCGCGCCCGGAATCGCTGGAATCCAGGTCGGAATAACTCGGTTCAATGTCGCAGTCCGGTGCGTACAGGGATTTGCCATCGATCTGGAACAGATTGGTCAGGGTCACGTTACACACCTCCTGTGGCAGTCAGCTGTTTGCGCTGCCAGCGCTGTACGGCGTGGCCTACGTCCTCGTCGGTCAGCTCAATGCCGTACACGGCGGAGAGAATCTCCCGCAGCACGGAAACCACGGCTTCAAAGCCCGCCATCTGGCCTGCCTGCAAATCTTCCATGACTTCGGCCACAGCCTGCTTGATGGTGTCCAGCGGAGCTTCTACGTTGGTGCCGTGGCTCTGATCGCCCAGCACGGCCAGAAACTCCCGGTTCGCCGGGATGACCGCGCCTTGTGCCAGGTAGGGGATCTGCGGGGCGGTCAGGGTGCTGATATTAAACCCGACATGCCCGCCGCCGAATATGTCCGGCAGGTCGAACGACAACCCGTTCAGCGCGTTGATGACCGCATTGATGCCGGTGACAACGGCGGAGATCATCCGGTTGATGAAGCCGATGATGCCATTGACGGCGTTTTTGATGGTACTGGAGATGCCGTTCCAGATGTCAGAAATCGTCTGCCCAAGGGAATTGAATGTCTCAGTAGTTTTAGCGCGGATGTTATCCCATGCGTCTACAAAATTCTGCTTGAGGTCACGCAGCCAGCCGGTGATGTTCTCCCACTTGCTGGCCAGACCGTCCAGAAGTCCCTGCGAGATGTAGGACCCCCAGGATTTGGCTTCGGTACTGGGAGAGTGGATTCCAAATGCTTCGCAAATACCATTTTTGAACGGCGTGAAAATGTGATCATAGATCCACTGCCCGATGCCGTTCCAGAGCGCTTCCAGGCCGTTAATAAAACCATCGAACAGGTACCGGGCAACGTTGTCACCGTATCCGGCAACCGCTGCCTGGGTTTGGACGTCATCAAACCATTGCTTTACACCCTGGATAAAATCACCGACAAGCTGCCCGGCAAGGGCAGAAAGTCCATCTGCCAGCCCAGTGACGGCGGCGGACAGCAAATCCAGAATTGCCTGCGCAAGTTCGGCGTAGTCGATATTGGTAATGCATTCGGCAATCGTGCTGCCAATCTGCTGCCAATCCAGCCCATCGATCCAGTGTGCCAGAGCTTCCAGCAGCCCCGCCGCACCGGATACAAGGTCTGCAGCAGCCTGGGGCCAGTCAATGTTATTGATGGCGGCCATGGTCGCGCGGGCGAATGCGTCACCTAAGGCCCCAAAGTCAAAGGTCTGAATGAAACCGTGCAGCGTCTCGAAGAGGATTTTCCACTTGGCAATCATCAAGCGGCCAAGGGCTTCCCAGTCCAGTTCTTCCACGCACTGGTTCATCCCATTACCGATGCCATTACCCAAGGTATCCCAGTGGATACTTTGTACCAGGGTGTCTGCAAAGATCAGTGCCGTGTTAAGCCCCTGTGCCAAGGTAGAACCAACCAGCCGCCAGTCCAGCCTGGCGATAAAGCCGTTGAGGGTATCCGCAATGTTTGCGGCCCAGGTCTGGGCCTTGTCCTGGATATCCGGCCAGGGGATCGCCGCCATGGCTTCATTCAGCTTTTGGGCGAAAAGCTGCCCGACCTGGTTCCATTCGCCTGCCTCGATGGCGGCCAGCACGGAATCCAGGAACGGGCTTTTTGCGTCAAAGTTATAGTTGGGGGTGATGCTGCTGGCGCCCGAACCGCCGGAGGAGCTGTCCTTCTTATCTAACCGTTCGATCTCATCAAACCCGGCTAGGCTCTGGGCGGCTTCTTTCGCGGCTTTCGAGGTTCCGCTCATGCCCTTGGCCGCGGCCTTGGCGGAGGATACCGTCTTGCCGGTCAGGAACGCCACCAGCTTGGCCAAATACGCGAACACAGTTGCTGCCGCATTTGCCAGCGCGGTCAGGGCGGGGGTCAGAACTTGAATTAACGGTGCGGCAGCAGTAGCCGCAGCACCTTGCAGGTTGCCCAGGGTCTGACGCAGGGATGCGCTGGAAAGCAGGGCAGTGCCCATGTAGCTGGTCATCTGGCGTAGACCAGACGAGAGCAAGTTGAAAATTAGAGCACTGGAAGCAAGTCCGGCAATGCGGCGGGAAAACCGCCCCATGCCCTTTGTCATGGCGGACAACCTGGCCTGAATTGCTTTGAAGGGCTGTTGAATCGCTGCAGCCGAAAGACGAACGGCGTTTTTTACGCCCTGAACTGCGCGCGATGCGGCAATTTGTCGGCCTAACAGGGATTCAATGCGCCGGGATTGATGCTCAACCGCTAGGTTTTCGGTATCCATTTGCTGCAAAAGGGCATCGTGCTCTTCTTGTAGCTTTTCAAGCATGGGAACCTGGTCACGATATTCCTTGGACATCGCGCCAATTTTTTGCTGCTGCTGATCCAACGTGGCCCGCAGCTTATCACTGCGTTTAACGTCAGCAGGGGAGAAATCCAGCCCATTCTTTTGGTGCTGCAAGTCCATGGTAGTGTTTAATTTTTGCAGTTCGCGCGCGGTTTCGGCGGTTTCCTGCCGGGCACGCTTGAGATCATCGCCCAGGCTGGTATGCTTGGCACCTGCCTGCGCCAGTTGCTTGTCCAGCGCAGCAACCTGCTGGGCGGTGCTCTTGGCCTTGGCCTGCAGCTCTTTCAGCTCGGCATAGGCGCCTTTATTGTTGATTCTGGTATCCAGTATGATCGACCCATCGGCCAAGAACTACACCCCCAGACTTTTGAAAAATTCTTCTTCCGCGCTGGTCAGCTTGTGTTTGGGCAGGGTGACCAGATCGGGATTGCTGCGCACAAATTCCTGCTCGGCTTTGTCCAGCTTTTTGCCGTGCAGGCGCTTATTGCGGATGGAGACGACCTGCGCAAACTGGCCGTCCCCGATGCAGCCAAATGCCCCGATGAACTCCCACCAGTGCAGGTAGGCGCAGCGGCGGCAGCTGTAGCCCAGAACTTTGTCCACTGCCGGTGCCATGATGGCGGCGTCGGTGTCCCAGTCCACAAGGGCGGGCTTTGGCACGGCGGCTTCCACCGGCTTGCCGCAGTTGATAAACACCATGGCCGCCTGGGCTGCTGCACTCAGGTCCGGCAGGCGCTTCCAATCCGGGTACAGGATCTCCAGGCAGGCAAGGGTCTGTTCCTGCGGGCTCAGCTCCGGGTCACGCAGGGCGGAGATGGCATCCAGCACGGCGCGGTAGTCGCTGCGGATGGCAAACTCCTGCCCGCATACCGTTACGCTGGTGGGCAGCTTCCAGCCGCTCACTGCTGCTCCGGGGCCAGCCCGGCGGTGCTGCCCTGGTAGGCGTCCGCGTGCCTGGCAATGCGGGCCGCGCTGGCCTTGGCGGCGGCTTCCACCGCCTGGGTCAGCATCGGGGTGACGGCATCCAACACGGCTTCGGCCACCAGGCTGCCATCCTCGCAGAAAGCCAGGCTGGATACCCCGGCAAAGAATACATCCGATACCGGCGTGCCGAAGATGTAATCAAACCAGTGGCGCACCTGCCTGTCCCACTCCACCAGATCCTCAGGGCCGGTCACGGGCGCGGCCGTAATTTCGGCAATCTTGGTGCGGGCTTCCTCCATGCGGCCGGCCAGGCCGATGTCGGATGGATTGAAGCGGATGGTGCCGATCAGGGTGCCGTCCGCATCCTTGACGTCATAGCTTTTTAAGCCGCGGTCAATGTTCAGCTCCATTGTTTATTCCTCCGTGAAGGTGGGCACGCCGGCCGCAATGGTGCAGGTGCCCAGCGTTTTGTTGTTGGACAGGTGTACGTTCATCGGCATGCCGACGTAATCGGAGCCGCCCAGGCTCTGGGGCACGATGGTGCAGCCGGTGTGCTTTTCCGCTGTGAAGGAGCCGGAAGCAGCCCCCAGGAAGCAGTGGACGTGCAGCACATCGAACATGCTCAGCTCGCTTACGGCGTTGCGGCGCTCAATGTCCAGCAGCTTGGCGCTCAGCTTCTGGCCGCCGCGGATGGTGCAGGGGTCCAGGTCAAGCTCCGGCTTTGCGGCGCTCACGTTCACGTCCGTAATGCCCAGGATGTCGGTCACGGTGTCGGTGTCGTGGTTGTATTCCACGCTTGCGTCCTCAACGCCGCGGCCCAGCAGTTCCCAGGTCTCCGTACCGGAACCGCCGACGTTCACAAAGATCATGTCCAGTTTGCGGTCAGCTTTTTGGCCGGCGGTCAGGTTGATAGCAGCTTCTGCCATGGTTATTCCTCCTCAAGATAGAGTTTGATTTGTAATTGATAGCGGGCCGCGTTGGCATCCGCCCCGGTGGGCACACCGGCGTTGGATGCCGTGATTTTGGTCACGCGGTACCCGCTGACAGCGGGATAGTTGTGGGTGCGCTCCTGCCCGCGAATCCAGGCGGAGAGCGCGGCGAAAAAATCAGCAGCGTCCAGGTTGGGCTTCAGCTCCCGCCCAAATGGCAGCTGTGCCACAAAGGTCAGGTTGTATTCGGCCAGGTCATACCCCAGCACGTCGGTGCGGTGGCTCTCGCTGGCCGTGCGCAGGGTGTATTCGGTCGGCTCTGCGCCCAGGTAGTTGGCGTTGAACAGGTCCTGCCTGTTGATCAGGGGGCACTGTGCGCGCATCCAGGCGCGGGTGGCATCCAGTACGTTCATTTTCCGGGTCTCCCTCCTGCCAGGGCGGCGGCTTCGCGGATGACGTCATCCTTGTGCTCGGCCATGGCCCGCTCAAACCAATAGGCACCGCGATCCGGCGCGCCGTTGTAGGTCAGCGGGCGGCCGGTGGGGTACTTGTGGGGCGGGCTGAAAAAGCCTGCCAGCTCGCCGCCCTCAAAAATGGGAATGTTGGGGCCGTACACCTCGCCGTAGTACAGGTAGCGCGCATAGGGCGTGGCGTACACGATCATGCCGTCCCCGATGGCGCTTGCCGTGATGGCGCTGTGCTTGAGGGTGCCGGTTCGGAATGGCACCTTGGGGTCACAATAGCGGATCACCGCTTCGTCCACCGCCTTCTGCACCCTCCCGCCCGGTGTCAGCCCCCGTTTTTCCAGGGCATCCGAAAGGGCGGAAAGGTCAAGGCGGGCATCATATTTCAGTCCCATCAGCTTGCCTCCACATACCAGTGCGGCGCGGGGTGGCCGCGGTTGTCATGCACGTCCAGCACGGTGGCGGTCACGGTGCCGCAGGTGATCTTGTCGCCGGGGGCAATGTCCAGCCCAGCGGGGGCGGCGCTTTCCGGGATGCGGCATTTGTACACCCGCGCCGCGTGCAGGCCGGTGGAATCCACGGCGGTCTTTGCCTGCCCGTACCAGCTCACGCCGGTCAGGGTGGTTTCCTCGCTCACATCCCGGTCGGCATCGCCGTCATAGTGCAGGTGGGTCAGGGTCACGGTCTGGTCACAGCCGAACAAGGGCCGCACCTCCCATCCCGGCCCGCATAGCGCAGCGGATGGCTGCGCGGCAGGTAAATATCCGCGGCCGCCTGCATGTCTGCCGTGTACTGTGCGGTCAGGGCGGCAGTATTCAGCGTTTCGCTGTAGCCGTCTGTGTTAAAGGCTGCCAGGCCGGGGCGGCTGCGCTCATCGGCCTTGGCGGCCTGGTAGCGGGCGGCAACATCCGCCAGCGCGCAAGCCGCCAGCTTTACGGTATCATCCACCGGCGCCCCGCACTTCAGGCGGCCAAATGTGATGCTGTCCAGATAAGCGCAGGCTTCCCGCACGGCGGGCATCCACTGCCCCTGGGTGGTGATCAGGGTGCCGCAGTAGGCGCCCTGATAGTCGGTAAAATCAGCATACATAGCAGCCCCCTTACTTGGATGCAGGCAGGGTGACGGCAACCGGCACGGCGGCTGCGGCAACCGTTACGGTGCCGGTCTGCGGGCGGTAACCGTCTGCCTTGACGCTGTAGGGATATTCACCGGCGCGCAGGTGGAACACGGCGGTGCCGTCAGTGCCGGTCAGGCGGATGGAGCCGTTCACATTGACAGCTGCACCGGCAATGGCATTGGGGGAGCTTTCGGCATTATCCTTGACGGTAAAGGTCACAGTCTGGTCGGTGTAGGCGGTCGCGGCGTCAATGTAGGCAAAGGGCACGTTGACGCGGTTCTCGTTCATGCGGGTGGCGGGGTTCGGCATGGCCCAGCCCATGCGGAAGGTAACGCGCAGGGCAATCATGTCCTGCTGGGCCAGGTTGAAGATGATGTCCTTGGTGCTGGGGTCCTGGATCACGGCCTGGTCCAGGATCTTGACGTCCACATCCTGGCGGATGGCGTACACCAGCTGCTTAAAGTTGCCGGCCACCATGCGGGCAACGCTGGTATCAAAGCTGCCGTTCTCCGGGAAGTAGATCGGCGCGCCGTCCAGGGCATAGGGAGTGGTGCCCTGCATATCGCTCTTGTACAGGGGGGTGCCGTTGGTGTCCTTGATGCCGCGCAGGGACGCTTTAGCACCCATGGCAGCCACAACGCCGTCCACGGTGTAGCCTGCATCCTCCACCTTGGCAAACAGTCCGTTTTCGCCCAGCAGGGAATCATAGCTGATGCTGCCGGAAACGTTGTTGCCGGCCTGGCGGGCAACAGTGATAATGTCGTTCTGCCACTCTGCCGGGCGGTTGATGCCGAACAGAACGGCCTGGTCCACTCGCAGGCCGATGGCTTCGTTGACACGCGGGGTCACCTCGCCAAGGATATCAAATTCAGCGTCAGCCAGAACAGCTTCGGGGATGGGGACGATGACTGCCAGCTCACCGGCGGTCAGGTAGACGTTTTCCCACGCCTGGCGGGAAGTCTGCTTATAGCCGGTATCACCGTTGACCCAGTAGGCCAGCGGCAGCATGGAAAGCACCGGAATGCGGGTCTGCTTGCTGGTCATGTTGGGCAGCTTGCGGCCCAGCTGCATCACAACGCTCTGCTTGGGGGCATCCTGAAAAATGGTGCTGACAACCTGCTCACGAATCAGGGCTTCAGCGCGGGAACGATCAATAACATTGGGCATGGGTTATTCTCCTTTCATTTGCCAAACGCGGCACGGATCGCTGCGTTTGCTTCTTCGCGGCTGGTGGCGGCTGCCGGGGTGCCGGTAGCGCTTGCCACAATGCGCGCGGGCTTGGTATCGGCGGCAAACGCGCCGGGGTCATTTTCGCGGTAGGTCTTTACAAAGTCGTCAAAGCCCAGCAGGCTGTCCCCCTGCAGGGGCAGGTTCTTGGCGGACAGGTCGGCCATAAATGCCTTTTTGGCGCTGGCGCTGGTAAAGTGCAGCCCGGCAGCTGCATTCTGGGCGGCATAGCCTGCCTGCAGCTCGGCTACTTTTGCGTCCGCCGCTTTCTGAGCATCGGTGGCTTTCTGCTGCCAGTCGGGGTCATAGCCTTTCAGCTTGGTGTTGGCTTCGTCAAGCTGGGTGCGGATGGCATCACGCTCGGCTTTGGCCGTCTCAGCGGCCTGCTTTTCGCGGTTCACGTCCGCGCCGTTCATGGCGAACACACGCTGCACCTGCTCATCATTCAGGCCAAGGGCTTTGAGATCTTCGGTTTTCATGGGTGTTACCTCCTGTGTAGGGTGTCAGATAGGCGTTTTAAGGTGGTCGCCGTCACCGTCTGTGCGGCTGTTTCAGCCCTGCCGCAGCCGGGCAAAAGGGGATAAAAAGTGCCCGCTTGCCCCTCATGCAGGGCAGGCAGGCATAAAAATACCACGGTGCAGAATTTGCATCGTGGCTTCAATAATTTGTTGGCGCGGCCTTTACGGCACAATTTCAATGGCGGGCAAAACGTCCGTGTAAAAACATAGCCGGTACTGGCGCGGGCAGATGTAATTCACCTTGAACTGTTCCGGGCTGGTCACTGCGGTCAGCATGGCCAGCATCAAAACAAGCAGCTTCTTCATTGTATCCTCCTAAAAATGGGCATGAAAAAACCACGGTGCAGGTGCATCGTGGTTGAATGTTTAGGGGTTATTCAGGCAGTTCACCCAGTTTTTTCAGAATGTCGTAATATCCGCGCGCAGCCAGCTGAGAAGGTGGGGTGTTTCCGTCAAGCACAATATAACCTTCAGGCTCATCATACTGCGGGTCAATCGGGTGCTCTTTGAGATAGTTTTTCATATACTCAATCTTTTCCGGCGTAATAATGCACGCCATATTGCTGCACCTCCTCAAAAAATGCGTTCATGAGATTCCAAACTTGCTCATTAGTTTTTGCTTTGTCTGCGGCATCACTCAATTCTGACGCGGCCAACTGAAGAGCTATTTCATTGGTATTTGCAGTACGCTCGATTGCAAAAATGTTTCCGTCATTGCCCACCGCAGTAAGCAGCTTGAGTGATGTATGTTTAGCAAAGGCGCGTAAATCATCAGGTGAAAATGTCAGCCCGCTGGGGTGCGAGTGCATTACAATGCAGTCAACATTTGGAACCTTGATCTTTACAGGCGTTCCCGGTTCAGAACTTTCCTTGTAACCGCCCAGCGGCTGCATATCCAGCCCATAGCAGCGGGCCTTTTCTATCCCAAGCGGAACCTTTCGGGCTTCCAGCAGCAGCTTCTTGTGCGCGTTGGCAAGGGCGCGGCTGCCCGCAGCGTCCAGCGTCTCACAGGCAAACGGCTGAATACGCTGAATGCTCTGGATGGTAATCTCCTTGTACCCCAGGCTGATTTCTTTCAGTGTAGCATTGTTTTGTACGGATTGCAAGGCGCTTGCCGCCTCATCCGCCTGTTTCGCCTCCCTTTGCCCAAAGCCCGGCACCTCCGCCCTTGCGCCGTCCAGCCGCTCCCCGGTTTCCTCAAGGAACGCACTCAGCTGCTGCCGGGCGGCTTTCAGCTTGGCGGCGCTTTGGCTGGCATCCACCCCGGCGGCGGTCTCGGCCAGGTAACGGCGCTTGTACTTGCGCACCCTGCGTTCCAGCGCCCGCTGCATCTGGGTGATCTCGTACCGGGTGTACAGCCCGCCGCCGTAGGGAATATTGCGGGCATCCAGCTCTGCCAGGCGTTCGTTCGTGTAGTTGCGCACGGAGATACCAGGGTAGAATGGGTAAAAGTTGTGGCGGCAGTTCCAGCCGCACAGGCCCGGCCCGGTGCCGTAACCGGTGGCGGTTTCAAAATCCTCGTACCGCTCGCCGTCCTGCACCACAGCACCGCCGCGGTGGTAGACCCGGCCCTGCCACACCGCATGGGTGGGGCGGGCCCCCTCGTGGGCGGTCACTTCCACAAATTCGCAGCCCATCTCTTCCATGCGTTTCAGTTGCAATTTCGCACAAGTCTGGTTCACGCCGGTCAGCACCGCCCGGCGGGCGGCAACTTCCAGCGTGTCGGTGTGGCCGCTGGGGTAGGTGATGTACGGCATGGTGTCCGCCAGGGCATTCACCGCGCGGCGGATGGCGGTGTTGTAATCCATGGCCCCAGTGCTGACCAGCCCCCACGCGCGGGAAAGCCGGTCCTCAAACGCGCCGGTCACCGTGTTGGCGGTGGTGGCCGTCAGGTTCTGCCAGGTGCCGCAGGTCTGGCGGTACCCGGCATTCAGCAGGTTCAGCAGGGCAGGGGACTGGTTGACCGGCGGCGGGTCCAGCCCGGCAGCCGTATAAACGGCATCGTCCGCAGCCAGGGTTTGTGCCCCCGCAGTTTCCAGCAGCCGCTTGATCTCCGCCCGGCTTTTGCCGGTGTACCTGGCCAGCGTGGCAACGGTGTTGCTGCGCACCGCGCGGGTTTCGGCCAGCCGCCATGCCTGCCATATGGCCGTTGGGGTCAGAGGGTCCAGCTCGCCCAGGCTTTTCATGCGCCGGGCAATGTCCTGCAAAATGTCATCTTCCACCTGCTGCCATAGCTGCACAAAACGGCGGGGCAGGGCTTCCAGCTGGTCAGGTGTCAGCATGGGGCATCACCTCACGGGGCAAAGGTCAGGGCTTCGTCGGCGTTGTTCTCGGCGCTGGTTTCAGCCGCGATCTGGGCGGCTTCCTCCTGGCTGTAGCCCTCAAACTCGGTCAGGTAGCGCTGCATGGGGAACTTGCCTGCCTGCACATACTGCCAGAACAGCTGCTTGCGCTCGCCGGGGTCATTCACGATGCTGTCGTCCCAGTTGTACACGGCGGTGTAACTGCCTGCGGGGGCCAGCTGGTACAGGTCGGCATAGGCGTTCATTGCGTACAGCAGGTCATCCAGCGCCACCTGCAGCGCGTGCTGGATGCTTTTTACGGTGGAGTAGCTGCGCTGCTTGCTTGCCATGATCTCGGTGGCGGTCTTGTCCACATTCTGGGGGTCGCTCAGGGTGCCATAGGCAAGGCCGCACTGGAACTCGATCCGCTTCAAAATGCCGTCCAGCCCGCGCAGATAGGCTTCATCCCGCAGGGCGGGCGCAAACACGTTGAACAGCGTGCGGTCCGCCACATTGCCGGTCATGCAGCCGCGGTACAGCCGACCGCTGCGCTGGTCCATCTGGAACCAACCGTCCCCGGTGGGGCGCAGGGCCGCAGCGTCCACATCAATGGCAAGCTGGCCGCCCTCGTACTCCCACAGCAGGCGGCCAAACTGTTCGTCGGCATCGTGGATGGTATCCACAGCGGGGGCGTAAACGCTGGCCCCCAGCGGGCTGTGCCGGTCATTGCGGTTGGCAAGGGGAATGCGGAAGTAGGCGAATAACGGCCGCTCCACCTCAATGCGCACCTCCGGCGCAATGTCGGCCCACTCCGGCACATCGGCCAGCGGGATCTCGTGTCCCAGGCTTGCTGTGCTGGAACTGGCAAACGCTTTGTTTTGGATGGTCTGCACCCCGGCGGTGTATTCGTGCCGCTCCAGGCGGGTGTAGATCGTGTTTTTGCGTTTGAGTTGTTCGGAGAAGATCGCCCCGGTCAGGCGGCCGGTGGTGTCAAAGGTGGTGGGGAAAAAGCAGTCCCCCTGCACCACATCCACCAGCAGCCGGTCACCGGAAACATAGGGCTTGAACACTGCCCCGCCCAGCGCGCAGGCAATCTCGGTGTAGTTGGGCAGCTTGTCCAGAAAAGGCGCCAGCTGCTCTGCCAGATAGTCCGCCCGCGAAGAGCCGGACAGGCTGACTTTCAGCTCCATCGTAACCAGCCGGGCAAACTCCCGCGCCACGCTGGCCGCAATGTGCAGGCTGTGCAGGTCGTTTTTGGCCGTGCACCAGGGGCCGCCCGTCTCGTACATCTGGGCCCACAGGGCAAGGGCGTTTTCCATCTGGCCGGAAAGGATAATGTCATTTGCGCCGGGGGCATCGCCAAACAGCGTGCCGATCTGGGCGCGCAGCCAGCGCAAAAGCTTTTGGAACATCTTCACTTCCTCCAATCCGCCCAGCGGTATTCGCGGGCCAGCACGGTATAACAAAAATAGCGGATGTCGTCCATGGCGTGGTCGTTCTCCTTGATGACGGCATCCTGCGGGGCCTTGTCGTCCCAGCAGTAGGTTTTGAACTCCCGCAGGGCATCCGTGCAGCTTTCGTGGATCTGCACCCGCCCGGCTTGCAGCAGGCTGGCCGTGACCCGGATGCCGTCCAGCACATCGTTGGCGGCAGCTCGCACCATGTACCGCCCATGGCGGCGAATGGTTTCAAGAAAGGACGCGGCGGAGGGGTCCACCACCACTTCCTGCACATAGTAACCGCGGGTCAGCTCTTCCAGCGCGGTGTAATGCTCTTCATCGGTGCGCTGGTGCTGGACCTCGCGGGAGTTGTAGTAACTTTCCTTGATGCGCACTGCCCGGTTGGCCTGCACGCACCACAGCCCCATGCTGCACGGGTTGTGGGTGCCGTAGTCGATCGAGACAAAAAAGCGGCCATCCATCCCGGCGGTCGGCCCGCACAGCAGGTAGGCATCCGGGTTGGCCGCCACAAAGGGGTAAACCAGACCTTCGGCCACCACCCAGCGCCCGCGGATGTACCGCTCATAAAACACGCCGGTGTACTGCGCCCGGTACCGCGCCTTGATCGGCTCGGACAAGCTCAGGTTGTCATCCATCGTAAAGTGCAGGTACAGCAGGTTCTTGGCGCGGGCCTGCAAAATCCAGCTTTTGTAGAACCAGTGCTCCGGCCCCTCCGGGTTGCAGTTGAACCAGAACTTGGAACCGTCCACAGAACAGCGGGCGGTGGCCTGGTTTACAAAGCTTTCCGGCATCAGGGCAACTTCGTCAAACAGCGCACCTGCCAGCGTAATGCCCTGGATCAGGTCCTGGCTGCCCTCGTCCTTGCCGCCGAACAGGTAGTAATAGTTGGTCACGGTCCCGCGGGTCACGATCAGCAAATTGTCGCCCCGGCGCTCGGCGGCAGTGTAGCCGCGGGCGGTCAGCATCTGCTTGAGCACCCCCACCACGTTGCGCCGCAGGCTGGCAATGGTCTTGCCGCACAGGGCAAAGTTCTGGCCGTTAAAGCGCGCCATGCCCCACAGCACAAAACTGAGGGAGAGCGAAACGGTTTTGCCGGAGCGGATGGACCCGTCCGCGATCAGCCCGTCCGCCGCCTGTACGGGGGAGGTGCTGCACCACCAGGTCAGTACCTGCTTTTGGCGGCGGCTGAACGGCCGGAACCGAAACGCGGCAGGCTTAACCGGGTTCATCCGCACCATCCTTCCAGGCTTCGGGCGCCTGCTGCTGCATGGCGGTCAAAAAGCCGTCATCAGCGGGCGGGGGCGGTGCTTCGGCGGGCTTTTCGTTCCAGCCAAAGTTGCAGCGCAGGCTGAACTGCGCGCCGTTGGTGCCGTCCCGGTCAAACAGGCGTTCTTCGGCGTATGCTTCGCACTGGGCCTTCGCGCGCGTAATCGTGGTGCAAAATTCCTTTTTGCCCTGGTAGGCGTTCAGGTCCCGGCGGCAGGAAAACCCCAGCGCCAGGGCCAGCCCGCTTACCGTCGGCGGTTTGGCATCCACAATAATGGGCAGGCCGTATTTGTCCTGGAACGGCTCGCCGGTATCCGGGTTCATCAGGGGGTGCCCCTTGCAGGCGGTGAAATAGGCATCAATTTTGCCTTGGATCTCTTCCACGCTTTTGTACTTCGGGGGCCGCCCGACCGGATTGCGTTTGTATGCCATGTTTCACCGCCTTTCTGCAATAAAATACCCCGCCGGGTTGGGGCGGGGTGGAATATTAAAGAACCCCGGCACGCACGGACAAAAGGAAAGAGAGTAAAATGTGTGAGCCTTTGCCGGGTGCCGGGGAGTGGGGCCGCACAAGGGCCTTGCACCCTTGCTGTGCCGTTGCTTGGGAACACAGCGCCCCTGCCAAAGGGCCGGCTGTGCGGCATAAAAACAGCCAGACGGGAGCAAGACCGTCTGGCTGAAATGGGGAGGATAAAATGACAATACAAAAGCCGTAAGGACGTTTTGGGTTCCTTACGGCTTTTGATGATGGTATTATAGCATGTTTATTGGGGGTCTGCGAGGGTCAATTTTCAGCAGCATTCTCTTTAGAATGCTCGTAAATCTTCTGGAAATTCACAACAGGAAGCACGATGGGGCTCATTTCTGGCTGTGCGGTTAAAAGGGAAAGCTGTGCGCGAACATACGGGAATAAAATAGCAGGAGCATTTACCCGCAAAATCGTATCCAGCTGAGGATGATTATCGTCAATTTCGCAATAGCCAGAAATGCTGATATCGGTCTTGAATTCACCCTTCTTTTCTACATTGACATCCAAGGTGACAATGTAATTGTTTTCACCTTGTTTTTCTACATTTACTGAGAAAGAAGTAGGAAGCTCTTGAGAGTCATTTCTGAAACCGATGCGTTCAAAGGTAATGCTATTAAAGATGAAATGCTTAATAGAAAGAACACTTCGAATATCTTTGTCTTGCGGATTCATTTCATTTATTCTCCTCTTTTGTAGATCAGGCAGCAGAGGGATTACTGGAAGTGAAATCATCGGGGTCCGATACACAAGAAATATCTTGACTCATCCAGTAGGAAGCGGGCTTTGTCTCGCGGGAAAGGCTGCTTTTATATAAAGCAGAACTAACTTCCGGGTTCTTCAATTCAAAAGCGATGGATACTTTATAGTCTTTTGCAACGGGAAACAGATCCCCGACCTCTTCAATGGGAACTCCCATCAAGGTAGAAGGTCCCTCCCCAAAACTGTAATGAATACCGAGACGGTTACAAATTTGCATAGCCAACTCAGTTGCAGAAACTTGCGCACTCATGTGGGAACACCTCCTTTGGTGACCAATTCTATATTGCTGATAATACTGTGGTCAATTACACAGTATTGCACTTGCCTTGGACGAAATAGCCACCGCCCACAACGCCCCGGCGTATCAAACGTATATGAAACTAGTTTGATTTCGGGATGCTGGAGCTTAAACGCTTCCATGCAAAAGCAACGTAATTGTGCTCGATCATTAAAATCAATTTGAATTTTTTTCGCACTTTTTATTTCTTGCAAAAATCTTTGAGAAAAGCGATTAAATGCGTAAGCATTTTCGTTTAAGTCAAGATTAAAAAAGGCATTATCTTCATATTGAAGCGTTGCAGATAAAACAGCAGCAGGCTTATGATGCCGGGAAGCTTGATCATTTGCCCACCATTCGGCGTGGACGCGATGAGAGAAAAAATATATACCGTAGCCCAACCACTCGTTCGGTTTCGTACTAGGATTAAAGTGCTGTTCAGCAAGAATATTCTGTGCATATGGTTCTATGGTGCCATGAAAAGCAATTTCATTATAAGCCACTTCATCACATCCTATGCACAGTTTTGTTTGTTTTGGTGCACTTTTGTTTAGATTATTATAACGGAATGTCCCCGAAATGTAAATGGATTGTGATCCCAAAATGCTTGAAAAAGTGCTGAAATTTGCTTAAAACGGCTTAAAAATGCCCCAAAATGCTCAAAACGACTAAAAAAGCAACATTTCGATTGCCTGCTTATGCCTCCTCCTGACCCACCGGTATTCCAGGTGCATCTCCACTGCGATCTGTTCAAAGCGCTGGCCAAGCAGGTATCTTCTGCGCAAAATTTCCTGATCACGGGCATCGGTAATTTGATTGATGATTGCGATGATGTCGCGGCGGGTATCTGCACAGATAGCAATCTGGCGTTCCAACTCTTGCTGCGCCTGAATGATGCGCTCCACGGCACGGGGGATACCTTGCCCGTCCGGGGTGCCGGTAGGCATGGCGGAAAGAAGAGGCGTGACGCGGCAAGCCTGGCTGCGCAGAGTGAGAAGTTCCTGCTCAAGTTCCCGCTCCTGGCGCAGGCTTTGCTGGTAGCGGCGCAGCCAGGCGACTTTCTCTTCATAGGTCATGGCATCACCCCTTCCGCGGCTCATGCAGGGCTACATAGCAGCCATAGGTCTTGCCTTCGGCGCGGGCGGCACGTTTCACGCGGGCGATCTCGCTCATGGCACGTTTGCTGCGCTGCTTGGCCCGGCTGATGATGGCATCGTCGCTGCGCACCAGCGGGGCACAGGCTTTGCAGTAGCGCTGGCTACAATAGGCGTACAGCATCATTTTGCCGCAGCGGGCGCAGGGCCTATCGGAATATTTCGGCATCAATCCTCACCTCCATGCGTGTGATCCATGTAGATCTTCGGTTCGTCGTCCTCGTCCAGGTGGGCGGCAGCTTTCCCAGCGGCTACCCCGGCGGTGTAGGCGGCGGACAGCAGCGCGGCCAGAACGGCGCTGCCGATGATCGAAAGCAGAATGTCCATCAGTCACCCCACCTTTCGCCGCGGCTGCAAAAATCGCTTGGCGTGTTGCGGCCATACAATGGGCACTGGACGGTGGCCCAGTAGCGGCAGCGCCCACACCGCGGCAGGCCCAGCAGCCGCAGGTTCAGCGCGCGGGTGATGCGCAGCCCGCACCACAACAGCCCACAGATCAGCATGCCGCCCGCAAAGAGCACGCAGGGGGCCACAAGAAACACAAGGGCCAGGCATTGGATGATGTAGAGACAGTTGGAATCAAAGACAGGCATCCGCCCCACCTCCCAACAGCCGCAATGCTTTGCGGATGACGGCACATCCATGCCCATACACAAAACAATTATGTTCTAGCCCGCAGCCAAAACAGGCTTCGGGGCGGCGCTCAATGGCCAGGCGGTGCAGCTGGCGCAATTCGTCCGGCGTCATCCGTTCGGCAGGGATGCACCGGCTGTTTTCGGTATCGAACCGCATGCCGCTTGAAACAGGCATCATAATTCCACCACCTTGATGAAAATGCCGGGGGTATCGGCCCAGAACTTTTCAACCACCTCACTGCACACGAATGCGTCATCGCGCCAGAAGTGCAGGCGGGTCATTTCGTCTTTCAGGGCTTTTTCCAGGTTGTCGGTATCGGGCTTGGTGGTGCGCCACTCGCCGTCATTGTGGCGGCCGTCGGTGGGGAACAGCCATTTGACCAACAGCCGCACCGGGCCGCTGCAGGGGGTAGGCGGTGCATAAGGGGCCAGGTAGGCGTGCAGCTTGGCACGGGTGGCTTTCAGCTCCGGGCTGTCGTGTAACACGGCGCAGGGCTTGCCGCCGCGCATAAAGGCATGCAGCTGCTTGGCATTGTGGGTTGTGGTGGGCGGCTGCATGGGAATAAAAAATTGCATGTATTTTCACCTCGTTCTTTTTTTGTGGCCAACGTGTTGGGGTGGGTTCCCGGAGGGATGGGGGCTGTGTACGCCCCATCCTCTGGGATACCCCAACACACGGACGGATTTTTACTATATATATAAGGCTATTTTCCGTCCGTATTTGGTACGGATAGCGGCTATTTTCCGAAATACGGAAGTTCGGACGGATTTGTGATAGCGGCTATTTTCCGTGAAATATAAGAAATATTATCCGTTGCTTCCGGGCTCTTTCAGCCCCACGCTGGTGCCATCAATCCAAAATCCGCCGTCGGATTTCAGGCGTCGGCGCACGGTATCGGGCTTCAGGTTCAGGTATTCAGCCATGCTGTAAATGGTCACTTTACCATCCATGGTGCAGGCTTCAAAGGCGGTGCGCAGTTCGGCACGCTTGCTTTTGGCGGCAGTATCTTTGTCTCCCCAGCGCTTTGCGGCACCGCGGGAGCCAAGCTGCTTATAATCGCTTTCTGGCTGCAGGTCCTCCAGCAGGCCGCTGTCCAGCTTGTGTACGGGATAGTCGAACCAGAGGTTGACCGGGTCAAAGCGGGCAAACTCGCGCAGAGTGCCCTCAATGCGCCAGGCGGTCATGGCATCGGCGCGCTTGATGGCAGCCGCGGTGTCTGCATCCAGGCGGTGCAGATCGGGCAGCGGCAGGTGTTCCTTGGCAATGGCCAGCATCCGGCTGCGGCTCAGGGCATCGTCCGGGCCGTAAGCATCGGCATGGCCGCGGGCATCCAGCAGGGCTTTGGCTGCGGCGCAGGCCGCTTTGTTGTGCAGCTGCTCCCGGATGGCATCGGTGGGGACCAGCTCGGTCATATCCAGCATGGCATCCGGGTCACGGGCAAACACACCGGAGCCGGAAGCACGGTCCATGCTGCGCTTGCCGCCCTGCGCGCCCTTGCTGTGGTGGTGGCAGTAGATGACGGCACAGTCCAGTTCCCGGCAGACCAGGTCAAACTGGTTGCAGAACTTGGCCATCTGGTCAGCGCTGTTTTCATCGCCGGTGATGACTTTATAGATCGGGTCCAGCACAACGGCCAGGTAGCCTTTCTTGGCAGCCCGGCGGATCAGGCGGGGAGCCAGCTTATCCATGGGGACGGAGGCACCGCGCAGGTTCCAGATGTCGATGTTGGCAAGGTTCCGGGGCGGCAGGTGCAGGGCTTCGTATACATCTTTGAAGCGGTGCAGGCAGCTGGCGCGGTCCAGTTCCAGATTGATATAAAGCACCTTGCCCTGTGCACAGGCAAAGCGGCCAAGCCAGGCGGCGCCCTCGGCAAGGCAGATGCACAGTTCGATCAGGGCAAAGCTTTTGCCCGCTTTGCTGGGACCAGCCAGAAGCATTTTGTGGCCCTGGCGCAGCACTCCTTCAATCAGGGCATCTGCCAGCGGCGGCAGGCTGGCCCAGTCATCGGCAAGGTTTTCGGTATCGGGCAGGTCGTCCGTGCAGGCTTCAAACCAGTCTTTCCATTCCTCCCAGCAGGATTTGCCGGTGTTGGTTTCCAGCAGGTACTGCTTTTTGCCGCCGCGCAGGATGCCCGGCATGCGGGATAGGCGGGCAGGGTTGCGGTTGGCTTCGTCCAGCGTCAGGCCGTTTTTCTTGCAGGCAGCGTACAGGTAGTCAACCCGGCGGCGGTACTCGGTATAATCCGGCGCGCCGACCCGCACAATGGCGTGCAGGCTTTTGCTGCCGCTGTACACCAGGGCCGCGCAGGGCAGTTCCAGCTGGCGGATAATGGCCTGCTGCTTTTCCAGCTCCATGTTGTCGCATTCCACCAGGGCATAGCGGTAGTCGGTCACATTGTTGTTGCTGCGGCCGCCCTCCACGGGGTTGAAGCAGATCCAGGCACCGGCGGCGGGGTTGTAATCGCCCACCACAGCGCCGATGTCCCCGCCGCAGCGGGCAAGCTCGTCCATCAGCTGACCGGCGGTGCGGTCCCAGCAGCCTTTTGTGGGGGCATAGCGGTCATCCCGCAGGTAACTTTCGGTCACATAGGCCACATGGTCCTCCGGCTCAAACAGGGCTTGCAGGTAGCGGCGCAGCTGGTCGGCGGGGTCCCATTGTTCGGGGATGTTCAGCTCCTGCACATCCAGCCAGCGGGTATCCACCACAACGCCGTCCGGCCGGGTGCCGGGGGCGCAGATCGCGTCGTTCCAGTCCAGCTCATGCCCGGCGGGGCCCGGCCAGCCGTGATTGCGTGCCAGGGCGAAAATGCTGTTCTCGGTGATCGGTTTGGGATTGCCGCGGAAACTTTCCCACTTGCGGGCACATTCGCCCTTGTGGTACCGGCTGCCATCGCGGGAACTCCATTGCTCCCATGCGGTAACAGGGAACCCGGCTTCTTTCAGCCCCATACCCACCGTGACCCATTCCTCATAGGTCAAGTTTGCCGGGGAGATAAAGTCCAAGGCTTCCTTGAGATCATTTGCATTGTCCATTCCGTTTACCATCCGAAGTCAGAGATTGGGGTTGTTTCCGCAGAGGGCATATAGGTCTTTGGGTCCACGCCCTTGGGGGTGCCGCGCCAGCCGCAGGCGGCGATACGGTCGATCATGTGCTTGGCGGCGTTGAAGCTCCAGGTGCCCACATGCTGGAAGCCGTATTTTTCCAGGCAGCGGATCTGCTTGGGGGTGGTTAATCCCTCATCCCGGCGCTTGTTCAGCCGGTCCAGCAGCAGGGATGCTTTGCCGGCGGATTCCACCGCATCGGGGCAGATGCCCTGCTTTTCCAGCGCGGCGGTTTGCTCGGCGCTGGGGGGACCGGCTTCCCACCCAAAGGCGGGCACATAACCGGCCAGATCCTCAGCCTGGATGCTCATTTCGTATTGCAGCGGGTCAACCAGGCGGGCGCGCTTGCGGCGCTGTTCTTCCAGCTGCTTGGCAAGGGCTTCCTCCCGCTGGGCCACCACATCTTCGGCGGCCTGCCGGGCGGCTTCCTCCACGTCCTCCGGGCAGGCGGCGGCAGCCAGGTTATCGGTCATCTGCTGGGCAACGGCGTGGTCCTCGCACACAAGGTCGGCCGGGCGGCAGAGCTCGTGGCGGTCGGTCAGCCAGAGGAAATCCAGGAGCAGCAGGTCCTTTTTGCCTTCGTGCAGGCGGGTGCCGCGGCCCACCATCTGGCTGTACAGGCTGCGCACCTTGGTGGGGCGCAGCACCACAACGCAGTCCACACTGGGGCAGTCCCAGCCTTCGGTCAGCAGCATGCTGTTGCACAGCACGTTGTAGGTTCCGGCGTCAAAATCTGCCAGGACCTGGGCGCGGTCGGTGCTCTGGCCGTTGACCTCGACAGCATGGAATCCGTGGCGGTTCAGGGTATCCCGGAATTTCTGGCTGGTTTTGATCAGCGGCAGAAAGACAACGGTTTTGCGCCCCTTGCAGTAGTGCGCCATCTCGGCGGCGATCTGGTTCAGATAAGGGTCCAGGGCACTGCCCAGCTCGCCCACGGCATAGTCCCCGCCGGACATGCCCACGGTGGAGATGTCCAGCTTGAGGGGGATGGTCTGCGCCATAATGCGGCACAGAAAGCCGTCCCGGATGGCATCGGTGAGTTTGTACTCATAGGCCAGGCTGTCGAACACCTCGCCCAGATTGCGCAGGTCGCCGCGGTCCGGCGTGGCCGTTACGCCCAGGACCTTGGCCGCGGGGAACCAGTCCAGAATGCGGCGGTAGCCGTCGGTCACGGCATGGTGGGCTTCGTCAATGATGATGGTGCTGAAATAATTGTGGGGGAACTTTTCCAGCCGCTGGGGGCGCTGCAGGCTTTGCACGCTGCCAACGGCAACGCGGTACCAGCTGGCCAGGCAGGATTGTTCGGCTTTTTCCACCGCGCAGCCCAGGCCGGTTGATTTTTGCAGCTTGTCGGCGGCTTGTTCCAGCAGTTCGCCGCGGTGGGCCAGGATCAGCACCCGGTCCCCGGCGCGCACCTGGTCTTCGGCCACGGCAGCAAACACAATGGTTTTGCCGGTGCCGGTAGGCAGCACCAGCAGCGTGCGCAGCCGCCCCTGTTCCCACTCTGTATGGATCTGTTCTTTCGCCCGCTGCTGATAGGGGCGCAGGGGGAGAGAGTTTGTGTTGGGCATAAGTATCCTTTCCGTGTTAGTGAGGAGTGAGGAGTGAGGAGTGAGGAGTGAGGAGTTGAAGAAGCGGCTTGCGCCGCAATTTTGAAATTATGAAAAGCCTGATATTCAAACCGTGCGCGTTAGCGCACACCATAAACTCCTAACTTCTACTTCCTACCTCCTAACTTAAAAAGCTCCCTGCTTCCACCCGGTGCTGGGGGCGGCGGTGGGTTCGGGGCGGGGCAGGAACTTTTCAATCTCGTTGGCCTGCCCGGTCTCACCGGCGTGGGGGCCGCTCTGCTTGGTGTATTCCCGCACGCCCAGGCGGCACATGCCCTGCGCACCGACAATTTCGTTCCAGCGGGGGCGGAACGTCTCGCCGCGCTTGCACTGGCCGATGCTCTCAAAAAAGGCGCCCAGCAGGCCTTGGGTCTTGGTGTGCAGGTACAGGCGGTGGGTGACGGTGGTTTCGCCTTTGTCGCCGCCATGGATGGTAATGGTCAGCTTGGCCATGCTGCAGGGCGGCAGCTTGGCGCTGCCCTCATAGCGGGCACGCTCAAAGCTCTGCACGGTAAACAGGTAATTGCCCGCAGGCAGCAGCACAAATTCCCGCTGTTCGTTGGTAACCTCGCTGTCCCAGTCCAGGGCAGCATCCGGCATGTTGTTCATATATTCAGCCATGGGTAGATCTCCTTTGTATTTGTTAAAACGGTACATCGCGGTTGGTGCAGATCATCTCCAGCACCTGGGGCCAGGCGGCCACCAGGCAGCCGCTGACGAAATCAGCCGGGTAATCCTTGACCGGCATATCGGCGGGGAAGTACCCGCGCTGGCCGACCACGGTCTGCAGTTCCTCCGGGGTCACATTATTGGCGGCCATCAGCTGGGCAAGGGCGGTCGGCACGCCCTGCGCCTGCAGATCACTGGCGGAGATCCCGGCAGGCACGGCAGGCGGTGCAGCAGGTGCAGCGGGAACCGGCACCGGTGCAGGCTTGGGGGCGGGGGCATCCTCTGCCATGATGGGGCGCGGCGCGGGGGCTGCGCCGGGGTGCGGGTCCGGGATGCAGGCGGCGATGCTGGCATACTCAAAGGGCAGTTCTTCCGGCAGGCCAAAGCGGTTTTTGGCATCCCAGCAGGGGTGGTGGCTGGTGTAGAGAACCCGCCGCCCGCCGCTGGCCTTGTTCTTGGCGTTGGGGGCACTGCCGGCCTTTTCTACCACGGTTTTGTAGTTGGCAAACAGCAGCATGTCGCACCATTCCCGCAGCAGAGGGGCTACCTGTTTGCTGGTTTTCATGCTCCAGCGGTCATAGTTGCCAACGGCATCGGGCTGCTCAAATTTTGTGATGGCAGCATGGGCCAGAACCACCACGTTGTGCCCGGTGTTCAGCACCTCTTCCAGGGCATCCAGCAGCTTGCCGAACTCTTCTTTCGCGTAAGTATAGCCCTTGCCGTACCCGAAATCCTCAATGCCCTTGACCTTGGCGCGGGCGCAGACGGCGTCAATGCAGAGCCGTTCGGCCCAGTCGGCGGTGTCGATCACCAGGGTGCCGCAGGGCACATTGCCGCGGCTGACCTCGGCAACTTCATCCAGCAGCATGGCCCAGCTGGTGGGCGCGGGCAGGCGGGCAACGTTCAGCCGCTTGGTGCCGCCCTCGGTGTCAATGAATACCGGGGCGGGGAACTGGGCGGCAAAAGTGCTTTTGCCGATGCCCTCCGGCCCGTACAGAACGGTTTTGACCGGCGCGGCAATGGTGCCGGATGTGATTGCGTATTTGCTCATTTCAGAACGCTCCTTTCGTCCATGCTTTGGGGGCGGGTGGCTCCTCGGCGTCTTTTACCCTGCCATCCTCAATGATGATCTGGCACTCCCCGCCGGTCGAAACGCGGGTGGCGATGGCCTGTAATCCTTCGGCCTGCAGCCAGCTGCCGAACTCCGCCAGGGTGGCAAGGTCCATCTGTTCCAGCTTGTCCAGCAGCACAAAGCCGCAGTCGGGGTTCAGGCGGCGCACAATGGCGGTGGACACCCGCAGCTGGTCGCTGCCGCTCATGTCCTGCCAGTGCTTGCCGTTGTAAGTCAGGCTGCCGTCCTCCACACCCAGGCCGGTCAGGGGCAGGTCTGCGCCGTTCAGCAGGTCCATGCGGGCGGTGCGCTTTGCCTTGATCTGCTCCGTCAGGGCGGTGTATTCCTGCGCATAGCGCTCGGCTTCGTCCTGAGCCTTGGATTTTGCCAGGTTGGCGGATACCTGCCGGTTGATCTCCTCCACATTGCGGATGCTCTGCTCCAGCTCTGCGGTGGATTCATCCTGCAGCTGGGCCACGGTCTTGGTAGCGGCTTCCTCCTGCACGCAGGCGGCGTTGTATTCCTCTACCAGCTGGCCGCGGTGCTCCTGCAGGGTTTTGAGCTGTTCCTCCAAGCGGGTCAGCTCATCCATGGCGCGGTGCTTGGCGTGGGTAATCTCGGTCAGGCGGTCGCGCTTGCGCTGGTTGTCGGCGTTATGGAGCAAAATCTCCTGCTGCTGTTGGATCAGCTCAATGGCACTAACGGGTTCGGACGGGGCGTCGGGGTATTCGGTCAGCTCTTCGGCGGCGTGGCGTTTCTGGGCGCCGATCTGGCCGATCACGGTGCGGCGGTCGTACAGGGCTTTGATCTCCCGGTCCAGGCCGGTCAAAGCATCCCCCACACCGATGATGTTCAGCAGGGTGTCGGCCTTGTCTTTATCGCTGGCCTGCATAAAGCGGGGCAGGTCCAGCGCCAGCGGCTCCACAAAAGCGTTCAGCAGCTGCTGGCCGCTGCGCTGGCCGGTGGGGTCCGTCACGGTCAGGCTGCTGTTTTTGCCCTTGCGCTCCACCACAACGCCGTTAGACAGGATCACTTTCAGGTGGGGCGGGGCAAGGGCACCGTCCCGCACAGCGGCGGTAGGGCGGAACTTCTCGCCGCCCAGGGCCCAGGCCAGGGCATCCAGCACACTGGTTTTGCCCTGGTTGTTGTTGCCGCCCACAATGGTCAGCCCGGTGGGGGAGGGCGTGAGGGCAACCGCCTTGATGCGTTTTACGTTTTCGGCTTCCAGAGCCGCAATTTTTACAGACATTTTATTGCCTCCGTTTGAATTTCAGTCAGGGTGTTGGTCAGCTGGTTGATGGCCCCGGCGCGGGTGTCCGGCGGCAGCTTGGCCAGCTGCGGCCTGACGGACTTCCAGGCGTTCTGCATGGCGCGCCCGGCCAGCAGCAGGCTGTCATAGGCGTTGCGGGTGTCCAGCTCGATTTGTTCCGGTGTGGCGGCGGCAGCTTTGGCGGCTTCCAGCTCGCTGCGCAAAGGGGCGGTCAGTTCATCGGCCAGGGTGTGGGCACGGCGGTTGATCTCATCCTCGTCCACAGCGGCGGCCACCGGCTGCGCTTTGGCGGCTTCGGCTTCCCGCTGGTATTTGTCGGCACGCATCCGGGCGGCATCGGCAACCTGGCGAGCACCGGCCAGCTGCTTTTCCGCTTCCTTTGCCCGCTGCTCGGCTTCGGTGGCACGGCGCAGGGCGGAATCTTCGTTTTTGTGGGCGGTGCGGTAGCTTTCCTGGGCACCGGTGGCGGCGGCTTGCAGCTGGCGGTTCTGCTCATGCAGGCCGTCAACATCGGCCAGAGCGGCATCGCGGGCGGCTTCGGCGGCAGCTGCGGCATTGAGGGCGTTCACCCGGTCGGCGCGCAGCTGCTGGTTTTCTTTCAGCAAATCCTGGTATTGCTTGTGGGTGGTAATGTCGCCGGATTTGACGGCCTGCACCAGATCGGCGGGGGCGCTGGGTTTGGCGGCGGCATATAATAAGGAAGGGGAAAGCGAATCAAGGATTTTCTGCTGTTCGGGACTGCTGTTATCAAACAGAGCGGTAACTTGCAACAGACGGTAGGCCGCGGACTTGCTGACGCCTATACTCTCGCACCAACGGCGGAATGTATCCTCGCTGTATTGGTTGTTACGCTTGTCCCAATTTGGGACAAGCGCCTCATGCGCGATTGCTACCCCATCAGCCATGCGGCGCAGCCCAGCTTCTGCCAACCTCCGCCCTGCTGCGCATTCTCGTTCTGCAAGGTGCAGGTCGTTGACCGTTTGCTCATCCAGCCCGCTGTAATCAAACTCCGCTGCCGAACAGGCAGTTTCCGCATCGGACAGGTTTGACATTGCACCGGAAGTGCCCGCAGGGGAGCAGGGGCCCGGCGGGCAGCTGTTTGCATCCGCCTGGGTGGTCGATGTTTCCTCCGCCAACGTGGCAGCAGGGGCGGCCATAGTCACAGCAGCATCCGCATTCGGGGCAGTCGTGTTCACTTTGCATGGTGGTTCCTCCTTGTTGGACAGCGCGCGCAGGGCTTTTACCACAGCGTCCGGTACCTCGTAGTCATCCATCAGGATGCCGAAGCATCTCCCCAGCCAGTCCTCCTGCGCCAGGTCGGGCTCTTTGGTCTGGGCCTTGGCGTACTGCTGGGCGGCCCAATCGCTGGGCACCCATTTGTTTTGGTGTTTGTCCCAGAACCAGAACCTGCCGTGCTTTAAGGCGTACAGCAGGTGGTTGTCCTGGTTCTGGCAAATCATGTGGTTAGTCAATCTTCTACCTCCATGTTGATCAGCGCTTTGCGCTGGGCGGCGCCGGTGTCTGCGGCGCTGTAGCACAGGCTGATCTTTTCCAGTTGTTTGACCTTGCTGCTTGTTGCCTCGGCCAGAATGCCGCGCACGGTTTCGTGCAGCAGCAGTTCGGCATCCTTGCGGTTATGGGCAAAAGCAGCGCGGATGGCGTCATACTCGTTCATGGCGTTACCTCCACAGGTGTGAATTTTTGCAGAAGTTCTTCGGCCAGCGGCTTGGGCAGGTCCGTCATGCGGCCGCCGCGCCAGCCCACAAGGCAGAGCCGCCCATAAAACCAGCGGCCGTTGTAATGCCGGGTCGGCAGGCTTTGCCCAACCTGCGGTAGATAAAACAGCGCGGCAAACCGGTTGCTGATCGGGCAGCGCTGCGCGTACCCGCCCATAAAGCGCTGCAGTTCCTGCAGGGTGTCCGGCAGGCGGTAAAGTTCCGGCTTTGCGCCGGGGTCAATCACGATTCCGCGCATGTCGCCACCTCCCGCAGTGCGATTGAAGCCCACCCGCCCAGCAGGCAGGCTGCCAGCCCGGCCATTGCAGCCGCCCCGCCGCCCTGGGCCAGGGCGGCCACGGCGCACAGCGCGCCCAGCCCGCAGGCCGTTAGCGTGAAATTGGCGAAAGCCTTGCAAATGGGGCTGATGTGGGGTAGAATACAAGTGATGAAATTTTTCGTCTGGCCGTTCCGGTGCTGCAACACCGGGGCGGCTGTTTTTGTTTTGGGCATGGGGTGTTCTCCTTTCAGATCGGCCCAGGGTCGCTGTGCCGGTGGTGATAGTTGGTTTGCGGTGCGGGGGCAAGGCCGCTGTGCGCGGGGCCGGTGCGGCGCGCAATGAACCCGGCCAGGCCGTCCTCGGTCACCAGGTGTTTGCGCGCCACGTTGACCGTGGGGCCAAACTCCCCGGCCCGCACAAGCTGCTGTACGGTGGATTTTTGCACGCCCAGCATCTCAGCCAGGCGCTCGGCGGTGTAGAGGATCATGGGGTCACCTCCTTTTGCAAATTTATCCTTGTCAACCCCTTGGAAGTCCGAAGCATGGGACTGGTGGGGGCTTAAGGATTTTTCTTGAGCAGATAGTCAATAGAACAATTGAAAAGACTCGACATAGCTTCAAGCTTTGACTGGGGAATGTTCCCGCGAGCCATCCAGTTATAAACAGTCTTCCGAGTTACGCCAAGCTTTTCAGCCAATTCTTCAATAGTCAGCCCCATGCGGCTTCGCTCGGCATTTATGTTGGGATAAGGCATTACTATTACCTCCTTTCATTTTGCGTTACTCATTTCGGGTAACTGTGATTATAATATACCCGTTTTGGGTATTTGTAAAGACAAAAAATGCTCAAAATGAGTTGATGCAAATTGTGCACCATGCCCATTTTGAGTATTTTTTGCGGTTTGTAGTTGACCCGTTACTCGTTTTGTGTATTATAATATACATATAGAGTAAAAGGAGGTTCGTATAATGAACCGAATGCAGGAACTGCGGCAGGAACGCGGGATAAGCATGAAAGATGCAGCGCGTGCGCTGGAAATGCCCTATACCACTTATGTGAATTACGAAAAAGGTACACGCGAACCGAATTCCGAAACGCTAATTAACATTGCGAATTTCTATAATACTTCTATTGATTATCTGCTGGGAAAAAGCAATGTTAGAATAGATGACAAAACTTTAGATATTGTAAATGAAATAGATGGAGATCTCCTTGCTCAAGCAGGCAATATTAAGGATGCCCTAATCTTGCAGAAAAAGCGAGATGATGCCATCCCCACCGGCTTTGAACCCCGCCCCAAAACCGTCAAGCGGCCGCTGGTGGGGGATATTGCCTGCGGTGAGCCCATCACCGCAGAGCAGAACGTGCAGGAGTATGTGGATGTGCCGGAGGGCATCGTCTGCGATTTCTGCCTGCGCTGCCATGGCGACAGCATGATCGATGCAGGCATCCGGGATAATGATGTGGTCTACATCAAAACCCAGCCGCAGGTGGAGGACGGCGAAATAGCCGCCGTCCGCATTGGGGACGAAGCCACCCTCAAGCGCGTGTATTATGACGGCAGCACCATCACCCTTGTGCCAGCCAACAGCGCCTACCGCCCCAAATCCTACTCCGGCCCGGAGCTGGATGACATCCAGATAGAAGGCAAGGCAACGGGGTATACACACTGGTTTTGAGAAAGTACGTTAAATAAGTATGCCACAGAGAGTGGCGGAAAGGCGGCACCTTGTGAAAACACAGCTCTGGAAAACGATAAAAAGTCGTCCATACCTAATAACATTTTGCGCGGTTTTCGTGCTGATCTTTTTGCGATTTGGAATTTCCTCAATTCAAAGAGGAAAAGCCACGGCCTTTGTCCTTTTAGGAATAGCAATTATTGCGGCGCTTCTTTCGTTTCCGCTGGTAAGAATCGAGAATCTAATCAGAATACGGGTTCTTGAATATAAGATTAAAAAGCTCAAAAAAGTGCTGTCAGATAACTACTACCCGGAAATGCAAAACAAGCTTGCGGCAGTAGATGCCATGGATGGCCATGAATTTGAATATTTCTGTGCTGAACTGCTAAAGGAAAATGGCTTTGTAAATGTAGAAGTCACGCAGGCCAGCGGGGATTTTGGTGTGGACGTTCTGGCAGAAAAAGACGGCGTAACTTATGCCGTGCAGTGTAAATGCTATTCGGATAAGGTGGGAAACCATGCTGTGCAGGAAGCAACATCCGGCTCGCAGTATTACCACCGGATGGTTGCTGTAGTGCTTACCAACAGTACATTTACCCCCGCGGCAATCGAAACGGCCCAAAAGACGAATGTCTTGCTTTGGGACAGGGAAAAGCTGAAAGAAATGATGGCGTGAAGTGGTAAGTTGTCTGCAGAAGGGAGAAAAAACGCGATGACTTTTCAGGAACAAGTAGGCAGGATCACGGCTGAAGATAAATTTTTGTATGCTTCAGAATCTGAGATTAGAAAATTACTGGGAGACAATCCGCTGTCACCAGCACAGATGGAGGGGCGTCTGCGAGCTAACTTGTACGCAGATGTTACGCTAAGTAGTAACAGAAAGAGGACATCGACGCTTCTCTCCATGGGAGTGAAAAGAGGAGATCCAATAGAATTAAAATTATCAAAATCGGGAGATGCGGAGTGCTTTCCGATTGAAGCATATTGGAACGATACAAAGATTGGGGAACTGCGACCCAGCTATTTGGAAGACGCTATTTACAATGCAAAAAAGGAAGCGCGCCCCATTTTTGCGGCAGTTTCTTTGATTGACAAAAGGACAAAATTTTTTATTGAAATAGCAACATATAAATAAAAAAAACGCCCCCGGTGCTACCAACACCGAGAGCGTTTCCATAGATCAGCTTGCCCACTAAAAGTGGATACAATACCAACCCAACACTTGTATTGTATCACCTTTAAGGCAGGCTTACAAGTCATACCTTGGAGGTGTATTTTTTATGCCCAAACAAAAATTGACCCGCCGTCCAGATGGCCGCTACCAGAAGCGGATCACCCTTTCCAACGGCAAAACGCGGCTGGTGTATGGCCGCACCGAAGCGGAACTGAAAGCCGCGGTGCGCTCCGTGCAGGCGCAGGATGAAGCGGGGCTGGAAGTGGGGGACCACACCCTGGTGGGCGAGTGGGCAAAAATCTGGCTGCGCTCCTACAAGCAGGGGCTGCGGCCCGCCACCACCAAAATGTACCGGGATGCCTACAATCTGCACATCATGCAGCACATTGGATGCATGGAGCTGCAGGAGGTGCGGCCGGTACATATCCGGGCTATTATGGCGGAAATCACGGAGCAGTCGGAATCCCTGCAGCACAAGGTGCTGATCACGGTGCGGCAGATCATGCAGACGGCCCAAGCGAACCACCTGATCCGCGATGACCCCACCGACGGCATCCGCATTACGACCCACGCGCGCCCTAAGCAAAAGAAATACCTGACGCAGGACGAAGCGGAGGAGCTGCTGTCCTCCATTGCGGAGCCGCGGGCCAAGGTGTTTTGCGCGCTCTGCTACTACTGCGGCCTGCGCAAGGAAGAGGCCCTGGGCCTGCAATGGCGGGATGTCGGCCCGGCGGCGCTGGTTGTCAGCAGGGCCGTGACCTTTGCGGGCGGCAATCAGCCGGACCCCAGTATGGAACTGAAAAACGCGGCTTCCCACCGCCTGGTGCCGGTGCCCGCCAAGCTGCGGGCGATTCTGGATGCCACCCCGCGCCTGGGAGAGCACGTTGTGACCAAAGCTGACGGCGGCGTGATGACGCAATCAGCCTATAAAAAGATGTGGGCTTATTATGTGGCGGGGGTGTCACTGCTGCCGGTGCACGCCCACATGCTGCGCCACAGCTATGCCACCTGCCTGTACCACGCCGGTGTGGATCTGCGCACCGCCCAGCAGCTGCTTGGTCACGCCAGCATCGAGATGACGGCCCGCATCTACACCCATCTGGAAGCCGAAGACGGCCTGAAAGTAAGCGGCAAACTGGACGATTATTTCAACTCTGCCCCGCCCGCCGCGGATAGTACGGCGGGAACTGCCTGACTACAAACTGACTACATCCCGGAGCCATCCTGACTACTTTTGACTACCTGAGACTAACGGTAAAGCGATAATTTGAACGTTGTATCGTTGCCCAGTACTGACTCTTAA